GTCATCCAATGATGATGATTGGGAAAAATTCGTGCTTGATAACGAATTGGAGTCTGACTATCGGTGAGGAAGCGGCTACAACCAGCCCTCACAAAAAATGAAAAAAGTAATATTCAATGGTCAGGAATGCACTCTTGACTTTGGCTTGTATCGCAATCACAGGGTTGCAATTCACCTCAAGGACGAATTGGGATTCCCTTGCGCCACTGCCACGATCAACGATCCCGACACATGGATTGAGCCTGGGCAAGTTCTGATTAAGAACTATTCGGAGAACATGGGAATGGTGGATGCATTGGTGAAGGCAGGGATTGTGGAAAAGGAAGAGGAGATCAAGTTGCCGCCATTCGGGGCTTCCACCTGGGTGTGCAACCTTTTGAATCGGGAGGACTGAAATGTGGATACTACCAAAACAATTACACACGTCTCCCTATGTGCCGGATACGGAGGCATTGATATCGGACTTGCAAGAGCAATCCCAAATCTCCGCACAATCGCTTTTAGTGAGATCGAAGCATTCGCCTGTGCGAACTTGGTTAGCAAAATGGAAGCGGGACTCTTGGACGCAGCACCTATCTGGACGAATCTTAAAACCTTCCCTTGGGAAGAGTTTCGTGGAGTCGTGGATATCCTCTCTGGGGGTTATCCCTGCCAACCATTCAGCGCAGCAGGGAAGCGACTTGGAGAAGAAGACCCCCGGCATCTGTGGCCCTTCATTGCAAATGGAATTGCTATCATGCGACCAAGTATCTGTTTTTTTGAAAATGTCGAGGGACATATCTCGCTGGGGTTGCCCGACGTTATTGAAGACTTGGCAGGAATGGGTTACCGAACGACGTGGGGAATATTCTCAGCGTCTGAAGTTGGCGCACCTCACCAGAGAAAGCGGGTCTTCATCATGGCCCACAATTCGAGCCAGCGAATACAAGGATGTTGGGCCGGTGGGGTCAAAGAGTCACAACCATATGCTCGGGAAGCATTATCTCTGTGCGGTGGTAACGCAGGAGGAGTCTGGCCTAGCAGACCAGGGCAACCTCAATACGAGTGGGAGCCGCCAAGAGTCGTGGGCGACTCCAGAAGCGCAAAACTCCACGGGGTTTCAGACAGACAAGCAGGGGAAAGTATGGCCCCGTTTGGGGAGCCAAGTGACCAACGGCAAATTAAATCCGCGCTGGGTAGAAACTTTGATGAATCTTCCTGTGGGCTGGGTCATGCCGAGTTGTACGTCTCCTGCGACAATCGCACCGACAAACTCCGACTCCTCGGCAACGGAGTAGTGCCAGCAACTGCTACACTTGCTTTTATCACTCTTTCAAAAGATCTTGGAATTTTTCAATAACAACCAACACAACAAATGGAAAAAGTAAAACTGGTGCGTAATGCACCTCACCAAAAATATCACCTATCCGATGGCACTCAAGTGCCTGGAGGCTCCACCATCTGCAAGATCGGGGACGATGCAGGGGCACTCATTCACTGGGCATGGAACCTTGGCAGGGAAGGCAAGGACTACCGGAAGGAGCGGGACAGGGCGGCAGATATCGGAACCCTCGCACATTTCTACATTGAATGTATGCTCAATGGTCAAGTGGCAGATCTGGATGACTACACCCAAGAGGAGCGGGACAAGGCGTTGGTATGCTATTCCAAGTTCTTGGATTGGTGGGAAGGAGAAGACCTTGAGGTGGTGGCTACCGAGATCCAGCTTGTGAACGAACTTTATCGCTACGGGGGAACAATTGACCTGATTGCCAAACGTAAGAACGGGGATCACGTTCTCCTAGATTTCAAGACAAGTAAGAAAATCTCGGAGAGCTACTGGCGGCAAGCTGCTGGGTATTCTTGGCTATGGGAGGCCAACAACAAGCAAGCCCCCATCACCTCCCATGCAATCGTGAGGATTGGCAAGGAGGAGGAGGGAGACTTTGAGGTGGTATGGAGGGAGGATCTTTCCAAGGAGTGGTTTGTTTTCCAAAAGCAAGTTGATCTCTATTGGGCCATGCAAGCTGCCAAGCCGGAGCCGAAAAGGAAGAAGAAGGCATGACGCCATCCTCTTTAGACGCAGAGAAGGCATTTTTATCAAGTGCCCTCCAGAACCCATCCATCCTTGATATACACGCCGATCATCTCAAGGAAGGGCTATTCAGCACCCGATCTACCAAAGCTATTTTTAAGGCCATCCTAGCTCTCTGGAAAGAGGGTCAGGGGGCAGATCTGGTCACTGCCAGCGAGTGGCTGGAGAAAAACAACCTGATGGACGATGCTGGTGGCCCAGCGGAAGTGGCTACGATATACTCATTCGTGCCCACAAGCATGAACCATGAAGAGTATTTTGGAATCATCCGACACTATCACACTGCTCGATTGGCTATTGCCGGGGCAGAGAGGATCATTGATTCAGCCAAGAATCCAGTGGTGAGCGGGGAGCTTTCCGAAACCATTCAGAAGGCATTGGTAGCTATCGCTGCCGATGCCGAGTCAGGGTCTAGGATTGAGTCCATTGGGGAAGCGGCAATGCGCCGGATTGACCAATACGAGGAGATGGTCAGGAACAAGGGCAAGCTCATGGGCCTCACCTTTGGCATCAAGCCATTGGATGATCACACCGGAGGAATGCGCCCTGGGCAACTCATCATCATTGGAGCACCCACCAAGGGAGGCAAGACGGCATTGGCCCTCAACATAGCTCAACGCACTGCCGATGCGGGAAACCCTGTGGGGATATTCAGTCTTGAAATGAGTAGTGGGGAACTGGTTGACAGAATGGTGAGTTCCCTCACCGGAACCGACATCACCGTGTTGAGCAAAAGCCCAACCAAGGGGGATATGGATAAAATCAACTTTGGAGTCACACAGGCATCTAAGTTGCCAATCTGGATCAGGGATGAATCCTCAATCAACCCCATGCAAATCATGGCTGCCGCTCGTCGAATGGTTGCCACGCACGGAGTGAAGGTGATCATTTACGACTACATCCAACTCACTACCCCATCCAACCCCAAGGATAGCAGGGAGCGTCAGATTGCAGACGTGAGCAGATGTTTGAAGTTGGTGGCAAAAGAATTACAAGTGACGATCATTGCCCTCACCCAACTCAATGCGGAGGGGGCATCTAGGGAGTCAAGGGCAATTGAACACGACACAGATTTGATGCTGATTATTCGTAACGACGAGGAGCATGGATATTTTCTTGACATCCGATTAGCCCGAAACTGTAGTAGAGCTTCCTTCCCGATGGAATTCAGACCGGAGTATCTCCGGTTTGACCCAAGGGAAACAACCAACAACCAATGAGCAACCAATACGACAACACCAATAGTGGAGCGGCATTCCTCAAGGACAATGCCAACCCGAAAGCCCCCAAGTGGGCTGGCCCAATCAACGTGGAGGGCAAGGAATACGAGATCGCAGTCTGGGAGAAGACCAGCAAGGCAGGGAAGCCTTTCCTTTCCTTCAAGCTGGATAAGCCAAAGGCAAAAGGGAACTACAATCAGGCCAAGGCTCCATACCGGGGCCACGACTCCGAGGAGATCCCGTTCTAATCATGGAAAAGAAATTCTCCAAAAAGGTGACCAACCCGAAAACGGGCAGGGAAAAGACCGTGAGGTATGGTCAGAAGGGAGCTACCATCAAGCCAGGCACATCCAAGGGAGATGCCTATTGCGCTAGGTCTGCCGGACAGATGAAAGATCATCCCGCCGCAGCCAAGAACCCTAACTCGCCATTGCGCCTCTCTAGGGCAAAATGGAAATGCAGCGGAACCAAATCAAGAAAATCCTAATCTTTTGTGGTGGGCATAGGAGTTGCAGGAGATCTGCAAACCGAGGGGTTATCATTCTTCCTCTTTTGTCGAACACCCGCCGCATTCTTTTTACAATGAAATTCAACTACACTTGTCACGATGACGAATGCGAACATGAGTTTGAAGTTCGCTTATACCCTGCACAACCAGATCGAGGTATGCACGGAACCTATGAGGATGCCGAACAAGGGCATGGAGCCTACACGGAGCCGGAGGAGTGCCCGAAGTGCGGTAGGGAAGTGGATGCTATGGAGCTTGAGGACAAATTCCTATGATGACACTTGTCATAATCACCGGAGCTATCGGCCTGATTCTCTCCTACGCACTAGGATTCTACCTGGTTGCCGAGGAAGCTCGTAGGAAGACCGAGAAAGCCATTGCCCTCTACTACAGGGATCACCAAACGGAATGCGTGATGATGCTCAACCGCATCTCTCTCATTGAAACCAAGAAGGAGATTGAACTCCAAAAACTCAAGAATGAAGATGCAAGTGGGACAAATTAACTTTGGCCCTACTCCATCACGCTTGATGATGGATGAGGAGGACGAGATCAACAATCTCCAAGCAGAACTGGAAATGATGCTTGATACTCTCAAGGAAATCAATAGCCTCAACTCGCACGGCAAGACCAAAGAGATTGCCGACACAATCAGACCCATACTCAACCACTATCAAAAATGAAAAAACTAGCCCTACTAGCCCTAATCGGCACTGCATCCGCACAGGATGCCACCCAATACCCCTACATCATTCCCGCCACGCAACCTGGATACCAAGCAGCACAACTGGCAATCGCCCAGCAGCAGTTGGCAATCCAACGCCAAATGGCACAGGAGCTACGCCATGCCCGTTGGAAAGCCGAAATGGAAGAACTCACCCGACCAATCACCATCAACCCAATCACTCACCTCGCTGAATAAAATACCATGATCCACAACACCGACCCCATTGAATTTGAATTCCCGATCTTTGCAGACGCAGATCGAGTGATTGATGCCAAAGGCAGGGAACTCACCCAGATCTCCGGCCTATGCTCCCCCGCTGAAGCTATCCGGTGGGCAAAGCTATTCTCGCATTCCTATCAAGCCTACACGCTTCTGGATGGGGTGAAGAACCTATTGGTTGCCGGACTTGACGAGCCGCATGATCCATCCACCCATCAGGAAGGGGCCAAGTGCATTGTGTGCGACATTGACGAGTTTCTGGCCTCCGTGTTCAACGAGCCAAAGAAGCCGAATTTGATTGTGGTGGAATGAGTGCAGGGAAGGGCGACACTCCCCGGAAAGTGGATCAGAAGAAATGGGCCGAAAATTATGACCGTATTTTCAAAAAGGATTCAACTCGTTTCTGCTCAAAATGCGGTGCTGATTGGCAGGGGAAACCCATCCCCGAAGCTGACCAGCACCATTTCGGCGGGAAGAAGCACTTCTCCAGGCTTATCGGGATTTATAGCCAAGAACTTGACCGCACCGTGTATTATCAATGCCCGGATTGCGGTTCAGAAATAACCAGAAAATGAGTAAAGTTGAATACGGAAAGCTCTCTCCGAGGATAAGCGAGATGCAACGCCGGATTGAGGCGGGAAGCCCCAACCGCACCGGAGTCGCATCTGCCTCATACAGAGCTAACTACGACCAAATCTTCAAGAAAAAGGATAAGAAAAGTGGGAAAAAATCTTAATTATGTACCGTGGAATGAGCATAAGCACGTTGAAACTCGCAAGACCGACGATGATTGGGATGACTACCTCCTCAATCTTTCCAGTTCAGTGGGGGCAGCTTGTGACCGATTCTTTGACCTTCGAGGGATGAA